AGATCCCATTCCTCTTGACGAGATNNCNGTCTTTACNCCAGACTCAACGAGAGCCTTGAGGATCTGACCGGAAGGGGTCTCCAATACTTTAATCTTGCCCATAACTGATGGNCCATCCATCCACACCTCTGTTACCATATGGGAAACGTTGACTAGGTTGATGATGGATGAGTCGGGGTGATCAAGTTCGCCGAGAGCCCGGCGGTCATTAACGACCTCGGCATATTTCTTTACCTCGCGCTCCATAATGCCCATCGGATACACGCGGCCGTTGCCATTCTGAACGTCTGCTTCTTGGAGTTTGCCTGTGAGCATCATTCCGCCTTCGTTGACGAAGCGCTTTTCAGCTTCCGTCAGTAAGTCCTGACAGACGCCGCCTTCGCATAGCTCATAGTATTCTCGCAGAAGTTGGGCCATTGGTTATCCTACTGCCGTAACCGGCTGCGAATCTCTTCTCCCCACGCAACCCATTCCTCTGGGGTCCGATCCGGGGCTTGGCCTCTATCTCTCTGTGCTGCCATCTCGCCGCCGGGATCATTCTTCTCGGCAGCTTTTAGGTATTCTCCGGCAGCTTTCTCGATGCTCTTACCAGAGAAGGTCGAATGCCACATCTGGTTCATCCAGCGTTCGAGGTCTTTGCCCGGGTAATACATCTTTGCTTTTGAGTGCCATATATTCAAAGCCTGTCTGACTGTCGATTTATCCCAGACCTTCTTTTTAAACATATCCATAAAGCCTTCTTCAAGCTGGTGCGAGAAATCAAATACATCGGTCCAAGAACCGGTGCCGCGGCTGTCTTCGGCGTCTTGAGCCTTCCGCTTTTTCTCGTACTCCGCTTCGCGTTCAGCCTCGTAGGCAGCGCGCTCAGCCGCTTTTGCAGCTTGTTCGGCGGCGCGCTCGTCGTCCCAGGCCTTCATATCGGCAGCTCGCTCTGCGCGCAGTGCGGTGATCCTTTCGACTTCGGGTTCGATCACCGCTTGGACGGCGGCGATGATGGGATCGGTCCATTTGCCCTTGTGTGTAGGCTCACTAGCTAACCAAATCTCCCTCGCCTTCTCAATAATCTTCTCCGGATAAACCTCGCCGGCGATGCCGGCTTTTTCCAGTTGACGTTCCACTTGATGCTGGGCGTGCTCGCCACCATATCCGCCGTGTTCTGGGTCCCAGAGTTTTTCTAGCTTCTCTTTCTTAGAAAAGCCAAAGATCTCCTCCAAGCGAGAACCATCGTCATTGCGCTCCACTGTCTCGTTCAAGAAGTATCTTGGGTCTATTCGTTTTACATTTTTTCTGCGTGCCATTGTTTTAATTCCTTTGAAGTTTAAAGTTTAACGTGGGGACTCTCGCCCCCACATAAAATATGCTACCGGAGCAGCACCTGCGAACGCTTGGGATATTACGTTTCTTCATGATTCACCTCCTTCTGGGACCATTTGATCCCGAAATCATCAACCACCATACTCAGAAAATATGATGTCCCTGCGCTTATGCAGCCACACAAGAATGCGTTAACGGCTGAATATTCAAATGTAAATAGTTCTGTATATGGACTAATGCCCCACAGAAATACGCCAACCCAGAATCCCATACACAAATGGCAGTGGAATAGGCGGCCGAAGCCGCCCCAAGATTGGCACTTTGGGCGTATCTTATTAAAGATGTGTCCGTGTATAATAATGAAGGTCATGCCATATGCGGCAAGTATAAAATGTAGTAGTTGCAAAGTCTAACTTTCTTCTGGTACACTGACTGTTCTTTTGTCGTGTTTGCCTTGAATGAAATTGCTTAACATTTGTGTTAAGTTTAATTGAGGTAGCGGAGTTTCGTCTGGAATGTCGCCGCTTTTTAACTCAGCCTCTAGTGTTTTTAAAAAATCATTTTCTAGATTATCGTCGACGATGGCTGACACGTGATCATCAACGTTCAGGTGAGATAGACCGGGGCCCGGGTTTACGTTATCGGGAAGCTTGTAGGTTGACTTTATTACTTTCATGAGCTCCGCGCCACCGAGAGTTACTACTGATTTAATAGTATCTCTCAACTCTCCTTTCATGGCATTAGTCTTTTTAAGTCTTTTGGCTTGCGCTATTAGTTGTTTAAGATCGCCCACAGTCTTCAGGTCGTCTTCATCTCCAAATGGAACTTCTCCCTGTGTAGCGGCCGCCATATCTCGTCCGAGTGAGGCGCGCCCTTCGCCGGATTCGCGCTCGTAATCAACTTCGGATCTTCCAAAAAGTCCCTCTTCCAAATACTGTCGCCAACTTTCCATTATAAGTTTCATTAATACCTGTTCCTTAATGGGTTATAGTAGTAACCAGGACGCATAGATCCCTTCTCGGCATACTGTGGCACTTCGCCGTATTCTGTCGAGTCGCGGTCTGTGGGATGAGTGAACATGTCTTCAAGCTCTTTCTCATACTGATCAGCTAGCTGTTCGTGCTGCTGTTCTTGATCGATGAACTCTGCTATCACGTACACTGCGGCTTGCAAAGAGTTTAGTTTTTCATTCTTAAATACAACGCCTTCCAAGGAACGAAAAACATTTCCGCCCTGGATTGAGTCTCGGTTGACGACGCCCTTATCGGCGAGGAACTCCAATAGGCGATTTTGATAGACATACACATCTTCTGATGAGTCTGTCTTCGGAAATGTCACGACTTTCATCGTGTCTGGTACCACGGCAATATCAATCTTGAGATGGTCCATGATGAGAAGAGAGCCGTCGAGAGCTTTTCGTGCTCGAAGTTCTACTGTTGCTTGAGGGCCACCGATCTTAATTTTAATCATTGGCTGATAGCTCCTGAACTAGTTGTTGGGTCTTTAAGATTTTGTTAAGGTCTCGATCTGTAAACTCTCTTTTCCGGAACTCTTCCAGATAGTTCCCTACTTCTACTAATTTTTGTGAGATTAGAGATTTTGATTCAGTTGTTTTCTTTTCTTCAACTGCTTCTTTAAGACGCGACAGCTCTTCATTTAAGTAAACTTTTAACTCGAAACCGTTGTCAGCAAAACCAGTAATGTATCGGTTAAGCAATTCTTTTTGTTCTTGTAGTAGGTCGGCGTACTTGTTGTTATACTTTTGGATAAACGAACGATATGTTAAGCTATCCAAAGGTTCTAGCTGATTCTTCTGCTGAGTTTCTTGGAGCCGGCTCATATTCTGGATTGTTGCCTGTTCGAAGAGGACTCTTTTCTTGACTGCGGTTTTTGAATTAAAGATGGCATTTATCGAAGCCAATGATTTGAAGTTAGGAACGAAATTAGACCACGCCTCTTGCCCGATGTTTTTGTTTATAGCTGCAATCAATCGTGACTGAGCATCAAAAATCTCTTTTTCATTAAGCTGGTTATAGACAATTTTGGTTTCATGAAGAATCTTCTCGGCAATGTGCTGTTGTATGTTGCTTGTCTCCAGAAGATTTTTATACAAACGCAACTCTTGCGTTAGACTTGAGTCGCTAGCAAAGTGTTCTCTAACTATCTCAATAATCGTTGACTTCTTGCCAGAATCCGATTCTACAATCGCTTTTGTTAGTTCCCGCGAGAGGATTTCATAAATAAAGGCAGTATTTCTCTTTTTATTATGTTTCATCTTTTGATGTTTCCTTCGTCTCCATTTGACGCACTAGCATACGAACCTTTGTTGTATTTTCAAACAAAGCAGCTTCGTTCTCACTATAAGTAGGTAGTTTTTGCTCTTCTAGACCAAATCTCGGGTCTGGCATATCACCCATTGGGTTCCCTATGCTCGATCCAGCATTCTTACGGTACGTAGAAATCTCCATTGGGACGGCCTCAGCTCTCATTCGTCTGCGACGGCCGCCAGTTCCGCGGACGGTTCTTGCATCGGGGCCGTCGGGTATGTGGGGCCCACCTTGATGCTTGGTGGGGCCGGAGCCATCATCTTTTCGGCCCGGAGTTGCGAGCAATGCGGAATCGTCGCCACCTTCTGCGCCTAGATCTTCTCCGCCCAAGTCGTCGCCGCCTAGGTCGCCTCCTAGATCGCCACCCAAGTCGCCTCCTAGATCATCGCCGCCCAGACCATCGCCACCACCTTCGAGCGCGCCTTCTTCGGCGAGGCCTTCGAGTGCCTGCTGGTACTTACGGTCGTAGAATGTCTCTCGCTGGTTACGAAGGAACTCATCATCCGAAAGCCCAAGAATATTGTGAGCAACCCAACGCTTACTGAACGTTCCTTCGGGTACTGACCCGGCTGTATCAAATTTTGTTCTCATGTATTCTAACTGCTGCAATTCGGCTAGCCGAGATGGATTGTTCAATGAAATCTTAAAAGACAACAAGTCGGCATCCCGGAAACCCAAGGTGTAGAGGTGGACGATTGCCATCTTCTCAAGCTCTGCTACCAGCGACCTTTGTAGTCTCTGAATCGTTCTGGCGAATCGGATGTCCTTTTGAGCTAAGGTCGTTTTGTCTTCGTCTGCGCCCTCTAGGTTCGTGAGATATGCTTGCGGAATTTTAATGGCTGCGAATAGTTTGTCGCGCAAATACTTAACATCATCGATGTCGTTAAGGCTTGATGCTCCCTGGAGGGATTCGATCGTGGACCCTACGCCTCCTCGCGTTGGAATAAAATAGTCCTCTTCCAAAGAAAGCGGGTTGTAGCGAAGGTCTACGCGACCAGTGGATGCGTCAACCAAAGAGTTTCGTTTCATCTCGGATTTAACTTTTTCCATGTATTGTGGAATATCCTGTGGCGGGATGTTACCAACATCAATTTTAAACATACGACGCTCAGGGGCGCGGACGACACGATAAGCAATCATCGCATCCTCCAGCAGAGTGAGCTGACGCCAGATCCGTCGGGCTGGGTCTAATACGGATGTTCCATATGGAGAGTAACGATCGTTACCAAGAATGCGGAAGTGGGCAACCTGCCAGTTCTCGAAGGTCATTCCCGGGCCATTCCATTGGTACTGAACATAATTGGGGTTTGTTTGGTCCTGGCCCTCTAGTCGTTCTACCTCGCTGTTAGGCATGCCTATAACAGAAGTGATTCCCAACCTCTCGTCGATGTCCATATATAAAAAGAAGTCGCCGTACTTACACATCGACCGTGCCCAACCAAAGCAGTTAAACTCTATATTAAGGGTGTCATAAAAAAGTGATTCTAAAATAGTTTTAATTTCATGGTTCAGACAATCAATATTCAATAGACGATCATATTCATTAGATGTCGTCATCTCGTCGGCATAGATGTCAAGTGCCGAGGCAATCTCAGGCATGTACTCCATCTGCTCAAAATCCTGGTATCGTTCGGCGCGGTTCTGGTTGCGGAACGCTGCCGAGGTCATCATATTGTAATTCTGAGAATAGTTATTGTCGGAGCGTTTAAACTCCTGGCCACTCATTGACAAGAAGCGGTAACGATATTTATCTAGATTATTTCGACGGTCCTGTCGTGCTACCTGTGTTCGGTAGTTAACAATCGGGCCCGATAGGAGCCGAGTCAGCCTCTTGAATAAAGGTGACGCGGGGTTTCTTGTGTTCTTTTCTCTCTTTGCCATTTTCTAATCCTAGCCTTTGATTAAACCAATATATTGCTCATTGTGCTCAATAGCCTCTTGAGTTTTCTGAATCTCTCCTGGTCTCTTATGTCCAGTCATACCAGGTATAGTGGTGGAGATGCTGGTGGATGCCAGCGACATGCCACCAATAAAGCTCTTACTATACTCTATATTCTTTTGACTTTCGACAATCACTGTATCTCTCACCCAACATCCAATAGCAAACGACATAACTAAATCATCGTTGTAACTTCTCATCGCTTGCGGTCTTCCTGCTTGCCAAATAAATGTTTTCATTTCGGAAAGCAAACGATTAGAGTTGATAGTAATTAGTTTGTTTCTCATGAACTCTTCCATCTTGGCAACAATAAGAGGCCTCGTTTTCGAAGAGGTAGTGAATCCCGGGATCACGTTTGGCTGCCATTGTGCTGTTATCGGATCTACGTACTGGTGGTCGCCCTTCCGAGAGTGATATAGATTAGAATACCCTTTATCGAGCAACTTTTTAAGTACTGCGTATCCTATATTATTGTTTTCTATAACCAACATGGGGTTGCCATACTCTGCGCAAACATTATATAAGATATCCGCAAAGTCGTCCGGGGTGGGTTTTCCGATATATTCTGCCACCACTTCCATTGTTTCTAATTCAAATATATGAAAAGCGCTATTATCTTTTCCGTCGCCGCGGGCGACATCAGCCACGATCAGGTGAGGCTTAAGTACATCGTGCTTTTTCCAAATCCAATAATTTCTATCGAAGCCCGTACGGTATTGTGGTGCTGTGGTTCTCTCTAAATACCATTGAATATCGTCCGGATGAATCACAGTCTCGCCTGAAACATTGAAGTTGCATTCAAGCTCTTGCGCAATCTGGCGCTTGGACATGTTTCGGGTTTCTTTTTCAAACCATTTCTTATCGCGATCGGGGTGAACATCCCACATAAGGGTTGTCATATAGAAGTCGTTGGTGCCGGCTTCGGCTTCTGTGCAATTCTGATGGAACCAGTTACCCACACCATTGGGAGTCGATAGCGCTATGCAGCGGCCGCCAGTTGATAGAGTGGGATAGAGTGCAGTCCACAACTCAGACAACTTTTCAACGTGGGCGGCCTCATCGATTATCAATAGAGACAACGCCTCAGAACGTCCAGCGTCGCCGGAAGTTGACGAACTTTTAATCTGGGATCCGTTGCCAAGCTCGAAAGAGGTACGGTTATCGATAGTGATATCTGATATTCTCATCCAATCGGGCAAGTTCTTGATTATTGCTTTGACTTTTTTAACTAAGTTTGTGGCTGTCTGAAGTTTTGTTGCCACGACAAGAAT